GCCTGATATGCCTAACTGGTCAAATGCCGCCCGTGCCTTGTCGCTTCCCTTTCTTGCTTCTTCAGCGGTGTTGGCTAGACGGGTAAGCAAATTACCCATATTGTCTGCTTCCCCGCCTGCGTTCTGTAACGCACCGCGCATGGCAAGCAAACTGGAAATGGTTAGGTCAAACGCTTTAGCGGTATCGCTAACTTTGTCAGCGTAACTAAATGCGCCTAGAATTGCCGCGCCTGCGGCGGCAGAATAGCCAGCAATCTTCGATAGTGCGGCTTGAAATTCTTTTACATTTCTTTCACTTTCCCGCATTGCTTTGCGGGTCTGCGCTTCAAAGGCTTTTGTAGATTTGGTAGCGTCATCTAGCCCCGCCTTAAACGGTGCAGAATCCAAACCAAGAACAACACCTAACCGCGCTAACAAACTCATTTCTTCCCCTTGAATCTATCTATACTGAATCCCTTTGCCTGCGTCATGTAAGCAAGTAGTGATTCGCTTGGGTTTTCTGTGTTGTCTTGTGGTGGGTATAAATAATCGTATCCCTGTTTTATTATGTCTTTAAGTTTGTAAGCGGTAGTGTTTGCCGCCCTCATGTAATTGTAAACCCCGGCAGTTAGGTTGCCTAGTGTTTCGATAATCCCGCGATTGCCAATCATCCCATCGGCATACATCACGCAAATATCCCTGAATGTTTCCTCATCTACTTTGTTAGGGTCAGTACCATGCGCCCAAAGATATGCTTTTACTTGCGCCCGAACTGACCCAACTATTTTTTTCTTGCTTCTTCGTACCCCGGAGAAATGATTTCTGTAATGCGTTTAAGAATTGTTAACTGAATAGGCAGGGGGAATTCTTCATCAATTTCTTTATAGGTTAGATCAGCCAAAGAAGAATTGTCTGCGGTAACTAACAGTTTAAAAGTTTCAAGAATTCGCAATTCCGTAACAACTTTGTTCTTTGCCATTTCCCGCATGGATTGGCCTTTAATAACAATATCGTTATCGGTAAAAACAAAATCTTCTGCCTTAGAAAGTTCTTCTTTGTTAGGCAGTATTGGGTCTGCAATCTCTCTATATTTTTCTTCTACCAAAGCCGCATCTGGTTCTTTGGTTTTTTCATAGATTGCTTCTGCTTCGTTTGATAGCGGAACCCGCACCCGGAACTTTTGCCCGTTTAATTCAAACTCCCGAATACGAACTACATCATTGTTAATGTTCAATGACTTTGTTAGCCTGCCCATGTTTTATACCTTTTTTGATTTGTATTGTGAAAGTTTATAAGTTAAGAAAGTACCTAATCTGTTAACAACATTGTCTGCTTGTGATTCTAAAGCAGGCCGCAAGAATGGTTGTGCATCGTGTTGGGCGTTTCCAAACTCTTGCGATATAGCGCGCTTGTCTGTCCTAACTGTTACCGTTGCAATAACGGCATCATTTTGTTCTACATACTGTGATCGCTTATCCCGTGCATTTGGCCTACGCGCAGTAACCCGCAGGGTATCCCGCATATGCACCCCGCTAGTATTGTTTTCATCGTAAGGGGCCAGCATACGCGCACGGGCCAGCACGGGTTCCATAGCCGATCTTGCGGCAGGTATAAGCACCTTATCCGCAGGCTTGTCATACCCAAGTTCTTCGCCCATCTGAACCAGCACATCTTCCAGTTCTTTGAACCCAACCGCTTTTACGGTAAAGGCATCAGGCATTTATTCGCCCCTAATTAACTTTGCGTAAATGGCCTGATTAAGTTTGTTAGCGTAATCTGCACATTCTTCAGGCGATAGTTTATCTGCATGATTGATTGCAATTTGATAGGCAATGTTTATGCCAGCAATCCTTTGCTGATGAAACCCAAACCAGTTCTTTTGACCGGAACTGGCTTGGGCTACCAAAAAGTTAAGTAAATGATCTGAATTATTTGGTGTTGTCATGTCGTGTATTTTCTTTAATTAGGGGCCGGGGGCCGGGTTAGTTGACCATCCATAAGAATTGCCGCCAACCGGGTGCAGGGTAAAGATAAACTTACCTTCAGCATTGGGGCTTAAATCCCATTGTAAGCCGCCTACACGGGCGTTAAAGGCATAGGCTACGGTATCCGTACCATCATAAGCCGCAACCACATAGGTGCGAATAATCGTGCCGTTATAGCCATCTGTGCGGATTTGCAGAAGCGCGGTATCCGCAGGGTTCCAAGCCGCCGTGATGGTCATGGAAGTTACTTGGTTTTGGGTTGTGATCTTGGCCCCAGTTCTAGCACCAGCCACCGAATAAGCCGCAAACGCATCATCAGCACCAAAGGCAGGGATTGCTTCAACCGGAACTTGTATGCAGGTACTACCAGTTCCAGTACCGCCAGCACTTGTTCCAATCAAGTTGGCTACCTGACCTGACCATACAGACAGGTTAGCGTCTGACAAAGGGGTAGGCGTTGCATCGTCTTGCATCCAAAGGGTTGCTACATAACCCGGTAGAACTTTGTTAATAAGCGGCATTTTAAATTTCCCTATAAAAAAGTTAACAAAATTTTGTTATGTAGGAACATCAAGGGTGCAATCTAAAACAACCTGATTCAAACCCAATTCGTTATCGTATGTATTGTAAAGCCAAACAATGTCGCATTTGGCAATCCAGATTCGATTTGGCGAAATGCCAAAATTACCTGAATACCCATGCAGAGATTGTAAAACGGTATTGCTTAAACTGAAAGCATCTGCCATAGACTGACTATAAATATTCAACTGAAATACCGGGCGGTCTATACCCTTATTAGATTGGGTCTGCCCGGTATAAACAGGCTGATGAATATTCCGCAATTGCCAAGTTAAAAACTTGGCTTCAGTAGCAAAGTTTCTGTTGAAGTTTGCATAAACTTTAACTGGATTAACAGTCTGCGTAAGCGTGTACTGAATGGCGGCGGCATACTTTGATGGGTTTTGCTGAACACTCATACTGGAACCACCGGATCATTTCTGTAACACATAAAGGTTACAAACTGCCTATCATCGTGTTCCCGCACTTCTGTAATTCGCCATTCCTGATTGCGCCAGTACATACTGTATAAGTTCTGGTTGTCCACAATCGTTTTCATATTTGGCGTGTAATTAAAAGTGAAGTTCACCAAATCAGAATACGCCCGGTAACGATCCGCAATCTTCAGACTATTGGCTACGCTATGAACTAACCCACGGGTTGTAAACCAGTTGGTTACGGTTGTGGTTTGTTCCCCAATGGTACTGATCCCATTGGTAACAGTTTTAACTTCCACATTTTCATAGCGTTTAACCATTACATCACCAAAGTCTTATAAGGCCGCAGTAACATATCTACGCCAAAGGGAATTTGCGCTTTCATAGCAACAGAATCGCTAACCGTTGAACGATTGTTATACAGGTGCGTAAGAAGCAATAAACCTGCTTGTTTAACTACTGGATATTGGGCAAGAAAATTACTGCCTACCGTATAAGTAACCAAAACAGGATTTGCAATGTTTTGCGCTAGTGGACTTGGTAAACCGCTTGCAACAACTACTCGATTCCCGGTGGGATCGTAGTAATAGTTGGTTGCGGCTAAAATAGTTTTAACCGCGCTATTTTGTCCGGTGTAATACTCAACTTTATTGATGGTTACTTCCGCGCCATTGCCCTGATAAATCACGCTTACTTCAGGCAGATCAAGATAAATAGCCGTGCCATTCAAACCGGGATCACCATAGTAAACACGGTACTGCGTACTGAACATTGATATGCCCAGATAATCTTCAATGGCTAGACGGGTAGCAAGTTCTAAAGATTCCAAATATGAATCTTGTGATTCATCTTGAAACAGGTTTAGTTGTTGCGTAATTTCTTCAAGAGTAAGCCAACCCGTAACAATATCTCTATTGATCTGTTCAATCTTTTGATAATTGAACGGGTTGCGTGTACCTGAATAGTATGGCGCAAGCGTTAAATTCTCAATCGCCATGATTTACCCCTTAAACGCCAACTAACCGCACACCTGCAAACACATCAAGAATTGTTGAACACATACGCTTTTCTGCGTACATATACACAAAGCCGGGTGCGGTCTGATCGAACCGCTTAATACTCATCTGGTCATTATCCGCAATAGTTACGAACCGTTCCCAGTTGGCTAAGTAAACTGGATACTTACCAACACCTGCAACATCCATGTACGGATTGGGAATAACCCTGTGTCCAAAAATATAAATAACTGCGCCGCCATCATCATCACCTGCTTCAACGAACATAGGCGCGCCACCAGTAGAACCTTTGAGTTTACGCAATGCGCCAATAGTGGTGGGGTGCATCATCCAGCAGGTTTCTGCTTTAAACAGATATTGCGCGGGAAGTGCCGCCATCAGATTAGCAATGTCATCATAAGTTACTGCGCTTGCACCTGCCTGCTGAACTTGCAACACGGTATGAATACCATTGGTAATTGCAGAACCGTTAGTGCCAAATGATGCCGCGCTAGTAGAACCCGGATAAGAGTTAAGACCCCGCAGGCCAGAAGTAGCACCATAAGAAGTCGTTGTTGAACCTGTTTGGTCATTGTTAAACATCATTGAATTGGCTTCGTTTTGCGAAAACTCTAAAGCCAAATCCATTGCAATCGTTTCTTCCAGATTGTCAATGTCTGACAAAACCGCAGTACGAACCGGAAGAACTGCGTTCACGCATCGAATTGGAAGTTGCCAGAAAGAGGTTGCCTGATTTGGCGAACCCTCATCTGTATTTACACCGTAGCCCCAAGGGTTAGTGGTGTCTGAACTGTTACCAGTTTTAACCACAAATGCCTGATCGGAACCAATAGTAGTGATCTGGCGGCTAACCTGCCGAAAAGGATTGGCATAGCGCAGGGAAGCAAACGCATCATCATAAATAACGCGACCACCAACATTAGAACCAGAACCAGTTAGTGCGCTTGCTTCGCGCAAGTTAACTGTTGCTTGCCCTTCTTGCAGGGCTTCTTTGATGCCTTGAATAACTGCGCTATTGT